CACCGATTCTGAGTTTGATAATAACCGGGTGCTAATAATTTGATAGAATCTATTGATTCATTATCTATTCCATTAGCACTAGTAGATACCTCTAAAGAACTCATAATAAGAACACCTGAGGTGCCAGATGTTAGCCCAACAATGGCTTCATTAATATTGAATATTCCATTAGCGGGAATGATAACAAGCTGCATCAATACATTATCCCAATCTACAACAATACCTGTTGCTTTAGAAGAAGATCCTATAACTGTTTCACTTAATGTATAGTTAGCAGAGTAGCTTTGGTTGAGATATAATGTTCTAAAGCTTACTGCAGTAGCAGAGGCGATTTTATTTTCAACTATATCTTCAGAAAGAGTCCATGTATAAATTAAACTCTCCGGACTAAATACTCTACAACCATTAGCAGCAGCTCCATTAGTAGAGATATAATCTAGATTGACAAGATTCCCTATATCGACATTTTTTCCTATGATTTGTCCATCACCAAATTTAATTTCATATTGCTGATTTTCTATCTCCTGCAACCAATATACAGGTTCTAGTGAGCTAGTTGTTTGTAATGTTCCGGCCTTATTAAAAACTACACTATCTAAAACAGAAGAAGATGTTTGAACAGTAACTATAAGCGAATCAGTATCTATTGAGCTATCAGGAATAATAAATTTATTTCCTATAGGATTTCCTGTAGCATAAATATTATTTTCTTGTACTTCATATTGATAAGATAAATGAGTTCCTTCATATAACATCACAGTATTTGCTGCATAAATCCAGTTATCAACTCCGTTTGATGTTAGAGTTAACATATAATCAAGAACATAATCTTCTTTTGTTATAAATGTATATTGATTATTTCCAACATAAGAACTAAATTGCGCATACGCTTTTAGTGTTATAGTGCTAGGAGGTGTTTTACCATTAACAGCAGTTATATATGAAGTTAAATTAACATACGCCAGTGAAGATTTCTTAGAAAATGGCGTATATCCTAACATTTTTGCTCTAGATACAACAGACTCTCTGAGAGTCGCCGTATCAAGAAACATCTCATTCGCTATCATATTAGCGTAAAAAGCATTATAATGTGTATTATATGCCAATATATCTAAAAGTATAGTGATATTAGGTCCTTCAAAATTATAATCCTTAAAAATATTTTGAGAAGATAAATATTTCTTCAAATTAGATTTAATTTGATCGAAATCTAAATCAGCTATATTTAATGTTGGTGAAGCCATAAATTTTTACCGTATTCTTTCTAAAAAGACTGTTATATTTTGAATCAATACATTGTTAATAATCTCAAACGTAATAGTTACATAATAACCATTATTATCATAATCAGGTGTTGCTATTATATCTGTAACTGTTATTCTAGGTTCCCAGTTACGAAGAACTGTTTTTATATGTTCCTCTATAGCAACTGCAGCACCGAACGATAAGTTTTCAAATAGAAGAAAATAAACTCCACAACCTTTTCCTGGATAAAATGGTCTCTCATTATAACCAGTAAGCACTAAATTTTTAATCGATGTCTTTATTGCTTCCTCTTCTGTTATACGAGAAATATCACCAGTAAGAGGATGAGCAGTAAACGATAATTGAAAATCAGAAAAACGTATCGTTGGTAATGATGATTTATTTGAAATTGTCATTTTCTAGTGATAAATGATTTCATTGTTAATTGTTAATAAATGTATTAGGTGAACCTTGCACCATTTTATCACCACAAGGTGAATCAGTATCACCAACTCTCACTGCGTTTCTATTATTAGTAAATACATTAGGTGAACCTTCAATCATATGATCAATATGCAATGGACAATCATCTAAATCGCCTAATCTCGTTTCGGGGAGATTATTAATAAAAACATTTGGCGATCCAGTTGTTATACTATCTCCCATTGAATCTTTATCGTGTAATCTACAAGCTGGTCTCATACTTCATTATTTGTTTTGACTGCAATTCATCATAATCGAAAAAGGAATATTTTTCTCTGAATCCCACTCCTCTTTATTGCTCATTAGTAAAATATGCTTATCAGTTTCTAATTCATAATTCCCTTCTACCTTAAATTTAATATCACCCTTAAAAATAATAGTTTTAGTTTTTAAATCGAAATCGATATAATCCAATAACTCTAATAATCGATAGAATTTTTCTGAAACTTCAGGATCGACTGTTTCTTTTTCTATTAACATAAAGTTTTTATTTTTTTAATATATTTATGAATATCTCTCTTATGGTGGAAGTGTTCCATTATTAATCATTTGCTGATATTGACCGGCAGTATATTTGCCTGTACTTGTTGTAACTGTATCTGTCGGTTGAATAACAGCTCCTGTTCTTGGATCAGTAAACGGCGCTGTTGGTGTTGGTGCGGTTGCAGGTGTAGTAGGACTTTCAGGTACAGTTGTCGAGGTAGGTGCAACAGGAACACCATTTGTTGTTGACGTTGAATCAGGAATAGTCGTCGTTGTACTCGTTCCATCAGGAGATGTTTTTGTTACACTTGTAGAGCCATCTGTGTTTAAGGTTCTTGTTGTACTACCGCCACCGGTCGTCGTAGTTGTTGTTGTTGTATCACCAGTCGTTGTCGTTGTCGTATCACCAGTCGTTGTCGTTGTCGTATCACCAGTCGTTGTCGTTGTATTAGCTTGCGGTGTTGTTGTTAGGGGACCTTTAGGTGTACTACTATTCGTATCATTATTTGCAGCAGGAGCTGTAGATTGACCAGTTGGCATTCCATGAGGATGAGCTGTTGGTGGTATTGGATTAATAAATTTACCTTCCCGCGGTCTTCTATTTGGTCTTGGTGGATCAACTGATAAACCACAATTCAGATTTATTGATGTAGCGTCTATGTTAACTGAACCAGTACCATCAACTTTTATATTAATATCTCCATTAACACAAGAAATATATATTGTAGGCCATGACCAGATAGCATAATAATTACTTCCTTCACAAATTTGATTCTGATCTTCCATTACTAATCTAAAACAAGAGCCACCAACAGTATTCCTCTCTGTATTAATAGTATATTCTTTACGATCGAGATGATTAATAAAGAGACTATCACCTACGGTTTTATGCATCTTCGTGCCGTTTGCTTGAACTTCATCATAAGTCCCAGAACGATGAAAATTGTGTAATCTCTCGAAATATTCTGTATCATCAACTTCATGAACATGACCAGATTCCGATTCTTCTACTTTATTGAATGGATAAAGAGCGTTATAAACAGTAGTAGGATCAGGTTCTCTCCAAATATACTCCACAATAGAAGTTCTCACTTTCTTAATTGCATTCTGTATTTTCCATAATAATTGTTGATCTTTTCTTGGATCAAATTCACCTTCATCTCTTGCTAGTCTATGAGTATCCGGCTCCTGAACATGCTTTGGATATACATTTACCGGGCGCAAATCTTCTTCGTGGGGAATATCTCTTGTTGATGTTGAACTATTATCTATCGGTGCTAATATGAATCCTTTCTCAATATTAAGAGGTCTTGTTGGTAGAAGATCATTTGCTGATTTGACTCCAACAGGATCATAAAACCCTTTTTGAGCTGGCGGAGCGACACTAAGATTTGGTGTTCCTTCTTCTATAACAGCCGGCATACAGCCGACTATAACAGGATCCTGACAATTATCACCATCTCTGAAAAAACCAAAAACCCAAGTTCCTTCTTTTGGTGGAACAATACGTTCTTCTTGATTAACAGGAATGATTGGATAGGCCCAATACATTTCTGTTGTAGGAATCCCTTTACCGCCTTTATCATTTGTATGCGCCCCAAGCACCCTTACTTTACATCTACCAGAAAATAATGGATCCATTCTATCTTCAACAACGCCCTGCCACCAATAGAATCCATCCTTCCCCATAAAATTTTTCGTACCATTCATTCCGCTATCGTTTTATGTGAAATTTGTTCAATAAAATTATCTTTCATTAGATCAAGCGACATTGTATATCTAGTTTCACCATCTCCTGCAGTTGCTCTAAAGTTATGAGAAAGACGAGTTACAAGGAAATTACCTGAAATATACCTATCATCAAGTCTTCCTGATTGTTCGTTATACATATCATTATTATAACTTAAATGTGGTTTGTTAAATTCAATAATCCCTCCTAATTGAATCCTATCATTTCCAGGTATAGAAGAAATACTTGCAATAAAATTATTATTTTTTTGTAATTCGAATGCTCTCTTATAAAGATGTCGCATCATAGAGTCACATTGTAATTCTAAAGGTGTTTCTCGTTTAGCGATATAACCGAAATCAAGTCTTCGCGGTCTTGGCTCAGCAATCTTATTCATGTTATTACTAATTCCACGATCGGCATCTATTTCAACTGGAAAATTATTGACAGCTCCCGGCATTCTAAAAAATTGTAGTGGTTTTGTTTCTTCTTGTAATTTATCTGTATAGAAACGATTAGATCCTAATGGACTCGGCTTCCAATAATCTTCTTTATGTATAGGTTTTTTAACAACAAACTTTTTTCTTAATGGATCATGTATAATCCAACTCTGATTATACATCCCATTCATTGTATTGCCTGCGACATCTCCTGTTTTGCCGAAAGTAAATCCTTCTATATTATTTGCAGACGATACCATATCAATTTTTGTATCAACTCCCGGACTATTTTCAGCAACATTCTGCGGATTAAAATTTATGGTGAATGTAGGAGGTTGCTTCATTAAAATTGAAAGAGACTTAAAATTGTATTTTGGTCCATTAATTTTATCAGTAGATTCATAAAATATAAAATCAGATAAACCTTCTATATTAATCGCTTTATCAGTTGCAAGCCAATTCATAATTTTAAACGGTTTCCAGTTCGGTATTATCATTCTAAGAAGCCCCTGCGTTTCATGAAACTCAAATGGCTTATCTTTTTTGATATAATCATCGTAAACTAATTTCGCTATATCAGAAGCTTTTTTCATAGTAAACGATCTTGATACTGCAATATTAAGATTCGTCGAGGATTCTCCTGACATGAAATAGAGTTTATATTTTTGAGATTTAGCAGACATATTACCATCGCCCGCTCTATCGCCTATTTTATATATTCTTAAATCTTTAATAACTATAGCACGATCTTCTGATGCTGTAGGAATTCTCCATCGTAATGTAAGAGTCTCCTCACCAACAATAGGGAAAAATTGTATTAACTCTAATGAGTCCTCAATAGTAATATCGCCTGTGATCTGACTCTGAAACATATCTTCATATACATCAAGAGCTATTAGCATAGCTCTAATATCTATTGTCTTACTTTTATCAAAATTTGTAAGTTCTATTTGATCTATTATTACCGATCGAGGTTTATATACTTCTTCACTCACTTGTTAAATATTTTACTCATTTCTTTAATGATCTGATTTAAATAATCTTTTTTAATAATATTAATAAATCGTTTCTTTTCATTTAACTCCCACTCATAATCATAAAGTGACTTCTCTGTTACAGGTGAACCATTCCAATCCTTTTTCATAATATAATTACCATTTGTATCCTCATAATGATGAATTGTTTGAGTTGCTTTTTCTATGCTACTATACTTAGAATTGATAAAATTTTCAAACACTCTAATACTTCGCGGCCATTGCGCATAAAGATTAACAATATTATTGGCGTAAAGAATAAGCCAGTAATACTTAGTATTCCCATAATATCTTTGTGCAATATCTTCTGGTCTTTCACCATCAGCAATTGTATATTGATAAAACACAGCACTTTTTAATAAAGTATCAATATCTTTTAAACGAGCACGTTTTAAGATATCTACTGCAATAGTATTATTATATTGTAGAGTAGGAAAGTAGCTAAAATAATTAGTTGAACTCAAAATAGTTATATTTTACGTTAAGGGGTCGGTATACCATACTTGCCACTAGGATAAGCTTCACCAAAACTATTTTGTGTAAGGATAACCATCTCGGTAAATGAAATAGTTAATCTAACACCGTTTGGCGCATATTCTCCATCTCCTTCAAGATCAGGTCTATGGAAAGCAATACCTTTATTAGTATAATCTACATCGATAGCTGTAATAGCGCAATCCTCTACCTGAAATAAAAATCTATTACCAGAAGTAGATGTATCAATAGAAGAATTAAATTTTATACGCCATAGTGGCGGTTGCTTTAAAACAATATCACCTGCATTTGATGGTGTATGAATATATCTTTTGAACCAGTATATAATTTGATTTAATGACTCCGCTTCTGCTCCATTTTTAGCAGTTAATTCATACGTGAAAGTAAATTGTCTAAAGTCAGGTGCTTTCCACATCAATACCTTCATAGGGTTGATAACTGATTTTGTCACCATTTGAGCTAATTTATTCATCTCAGACTCACCATCTAATATCTTTTGTGCTGCAACATAAGCTCCACCTTTAATAACATCATCTGTTATAGCTCCTTCATTTCCTTTATGTGCTTGTAGAGCAGCTGCAACTGCTCCCATATCTTGTGATTGCCAATTTGATCTATATGGAACTGTTAACTCGGCCGGCAATGGTAAATACACTTCCCCTAGATTAACCTCCTCTTGTCTTCCATGCTCATCCATTACATTCAAATCAAAACAATGAAAATGTGTGTATTGTTTTAGATCTGATCTGTTTAATAGATCGGATGGAAATTGTGTATATCCACCAAATATCGGTACAGATTTTGATATTGCGTAAATAAGTTTTACTAAATCTTTTCCTGTAGATCCTAATAATGTTTGAGCACCTGATGCAACAGCACCCGCTGTTGCTGTTCCTGTTTGCGCTATTGCCATAAATCGATTGTATGTAAAGTGTTATATGTCTTATTTATGCAAAAAAGACATAAATACTTTAAAAAGAAGTAAATGGCGAAAGGGTACCCGAAGAAGAAGAAATTTGTTCCGCAGAATAAAGAAAAGTATGTCGGGAATGTGGATTTAATAATCGCGAGATCTAATTTAGAATTAAGATTTATGAGATGGTGTGATACACATTCTAGTGTCATACGTTATAGTAGCGAAGAAGTTATAATCCCATATATAAAGCCAACAGATAAAATGTATCATCGTTATTTCGTCGACTTCTTGTTAACAATTCGTGATAAAGATGATGTTGAACATACTTATTTAGTGGAGATAAAACCGAAAAGTCAAACCAAACCACCTAGAAAAAGTAAAAATAAAACAAATAGAGCGTATTTAACAGAAACAGCAACTTTTTTAGTTAATAAAGCTAAGTTTGCTGCAGCTGAAAAATATTGCGAACAGAGAGGGTGGAAGTGGAAAGTATTAACGGAGGATCAATTGAAAACATTATAAGATTAGATGGCAATAATTAAAGGTACAGAATTTAAAGCCTCTGATGGTAATAAGTATAAGTTTTTAGGGAAACAGTGGGCTTTAGTCGATCCAAAAACAGGAAAGACTACGAGAATGGCTTCCACTAAAATAACATTAGAGTTAGAACGGTTAGCAGCCGCTAACCATATGATAACTCCATCTACTTCTGTTTTTGATACGTTATTATTGCGTGGTATTAGATCAGGAGAAGTGCCAGCAAGAACGCAAGCGGCAAGGGATTGGTTTAGAAATACAGCGAAAGGAACAACAATATCAAGGCATGAAATATTAGCTGAGAAAACGAGATTTGTGAATAAAGTTGAGCCAGGGAAAATGTACATGTTTCAATATTACGCCAAACTTCGTAACAAACTTCCTTATTGGGATGCTTTCCCTTTGATATTTCCTATAGAAAAATATGAAGATGGATTTTTAGGGATCAACTTCCACTATTTACCATACGATTTGCGAGCAAAATTAATGGATGCTCTTTATAAAATCTCAAGCGATAAACGATATGATGAGAAAACAAAATTGATTGCTAATTATAGGCTTTTAAAAGGTGCATCACAATATAAGTATTTCATACCGACAATTCACAGATATTTGTCAGAGCAAGTACAAAGTAAGTTCATTGAAGTTGCATCATCAGAATGGGATGTAGCTTTATTTTTACAAGTGCAGAATTGGAAAGGTTCGTCTCAGGATAAGATCTGGAGAGATTCAAGAAATAAAATTTAAAATAATTCAATGGGAGCCGCATTTTCAGTTGACGATTTTAGATCGTCTTTTTCAGCAGGACTTGCAAGTCCTGCTCTATTTAGATTCAGACTCTTAAGACTTCCTAAATTCATGACAGCAGGTGGTGCATCAATTTCTATTGGTGGCATTTCAGCATCAATAGGGGGTGCATCTAGCAATGCATATAGTAATATTGAAGCATATGGTAACTCTGTTATAGGTTCTTTATCATCTAAAGCAATCACTGAATTACCAATGCATGTGAAAGCTGCGTCTATTATGGATCAAAATATTCAATGGGCACCGACTGCTTATTATGGAAAGCCGGTTAAATATCCAACACAAAATTCTACTGGTGATCTTACTTTAGAAATAGTTTCTTCTGGTGACTTCTGGGAAAGAGATTTTTTTAATATTTGGCAAAACTATATCATTGATTTTGGTATTAGAGCAAACAATCCAACATTCACTATTGGTTATTATGATGATTATACAACAGAAGCTCTTGTTGAGGTATATAATGAAGAAGGAAAAATTGTATATTCAATCACAATGGATGGTGTTTGGCCAGTTCAAGTAGCAAGTATTGGTCTTGATTGGGCATCTAAAGATACAGCCTTAACATTCTCTGTCGATCTAGAAGTAGCATACTGGAGTGCTGTTAGTTCTAGTTATAATAATTCAGCCTCCTTCTCAATTGGTGGTATAAATGGTAGTGTTAATCTACCGAATAGCTTTATTCTTTAAAATAATAATACACTATAACATAACATTTACAATTATGGCTTTACCGATTCTAGTAGCTCCGAAATATGAATTAGTTTTACCTTCAACTGGCAAAACATACTCTTATAGACCTTTCCTTGTAAAAGAAGAAAAAGTACTTCTTATGGCAATGGAAGGGAATGATGAAAAAGAAATGATTAGTGCAATCAAGCAAATTATTTCTTCTTGTGTCGAAAATATTGATGTCAATATACTGCCGACATTTGATCTCGAATACGTCTTCTTAAAACTAAGAGCAAAATCAGTCAATGATAAAGTGACTTTTAATGTTAAACATGCAAATAATATTAATTCTAAAGGTGAAGATTGTGATGGCGGTAGAGCTGTGACGATCGATTTAAATAAAGTTGAGGTTGTTAAGACACCCGGTCACACGAATAAGATTCAATTGAATGATCAAGTAGGATTAATAATGAAGTATCCTAATATTGAAATTTCAGAAACCGCTAAGAATACAGATAGCGATACTGAGAATGTATTTGATATGATCAAGAAATGTATTGAATCAGTTTTTGATACTGAAAGAACATATAGTCCATCTGATTATACACCGAAAGAAATGGACACTTTTATCGATTCGCTAACAAATCAACAGTTAGAAGATATACAGAAGTTTTTTGAGACAATGCCGAAACTTAAATATGAAATGAAATGGAAATGTGAAAAATGTGGTTGCGAGGAAGTTGTATTATTAGAAGGATTAAACAATTTTTTTACTTAAGCATGAATCATACTTCTCTTAATTCATATTACACACTAAACTTCCAATTAATGAAGCATTGTAATTGGAGTTTAGATGAGATGGATGGATTAATTCCATGGGAGAAGGATATATACGTGATTCAGCTAGAGGAGTGGATCAAAGAAGAAGAAAAACGTAACAACAAAAAATGACGAAAGCAGAGAAAGATAAAAGGAAACAGATATTATCGCAAATTGATTCAAATCTTAAAAGCACTATTATCATAACTGATAAAGTGAGTGTTGGGAATTTGAATTATGTAGATCATAAAAAAGGTACTAAAAAATATGATATGCCTGAAAAGCAGGCTGTTTCTAAGTCTTCTTTCTTAAATCATAAAGAGAGATTAATAAAAGGATCTCCTGCCCATAAGATAGAGACGAAATTAGGAACAATTGCTACTCTTCTAAGAGATATTTATAAAGATCTTAGTAGAGCGTTACGAGTAGGTATTAATCGAAGAGTATCAGTGTTTAATCCTATACGTCTTATTGAATCTGCTTTTACACTTTATGCTGTTAAGGTCGGTTTCGTTAAGATGATTTATAAAGAGAATCAAAAATTTATTGATAATCAATATAAAAAATTTTTAAACTTACCCTTCTTTAAAGGCGCTTGGTATGAGAAGTTTATGGGTAGCAAGATTTTTGATAAAAAAGGTTTCGGTTGGATTAAAAAGATTCTTGATGTTGATACTCATCGTAAGAATTTAGATGAACGCTTACAACATGAACAAGAAGCGAGAGAATGGAAACCTAATCTTCTTAGGGCTGTTTATGAAATACGTGATATTCTTAAAGATGCTTTTCATGGACCATCTGCTGCTCCACCAATAGAGCCTAGCCCATCTGGACCTTCTCCTGTTGAACCAATTTCTCCGGCTACACCTCCGATCAAGCCAATTTCTCCTGATACTCCCCTATCAGAACCCCCTGCTCCCAAGAAAAAAGTAATAATACCGGTCAAGGGTAAAGATGAAGGTGAAGTTAAGATGCCGGTGCATGCCTCAGATGCTATCGTTAAGTTAGCAGAGCATGGAACTAAACCAGGATCTATTTTTACTCATGATATTCGTCTTGTTTCTCTCTTCAAGACAATGGTAGGATATTTTCACGATTTGCTCACTCATCTTAAAATAAAGATTACAACACCGAAAGTTACGAAAGTAAGTGCTGAGAAAAAAAGTAGCAGATTTAACTCTCTTAATATCTTTAGCAAAAAAGATAAAAAAGAAGGTGATAAAACAGAAGAAGAGAAAAAAGATCAAGAGAAAGAACCAAAAAAGAAGAAATCATTCATAAGCTCATTCGCTAAATTTCTTAGTCTCGACTTCTTAGGAATAGGTGTTTTAGTAGAGGGATTAGTTAAAGCATTCGGTGTGTTTAGTACAATGGCAGGGCATGTATTAGGAGTGGTTAGTTCTGTATTCTCTGGTATCAGTGGATTGCTTGCTTCAACTGGTATTACTGGCCTTATTATGAACATTCCTGTAGTGGGTACTATGCTATCCTCTATCGGTACTTTCTTTGGTGGAATAGCAGGATGGTCTATTGGTTTAAGCGGACTTGCAGCAGCAATAGGTTCTGTAGTACTCGTCGGTGGGATAATAGTCGGCATTGCTGGACTATTTGGTGCAATCACCGGATTTTTCAGAGCAGGTGAAATAGAAGAATTCAAGAAACAAGGGGTTACGCTTTCTAATAGAATTTCTGCTATGATTGGTGGATTCTTCTCTGGTATCACTTTTGGTTTGATAAAATTTGAGGATGCAGCGTTAGTTGTTGATAACATCCTTAACTTTTTTGATTTCAAGGGCACGTTGATGGGAATAGGTGATGCATTTAAAGATCTTTGGGATGCTCTGAAAGATCTCTGGATAGCAGTAAAACCTATCGTTAAACTCATTGTTAATATACTTAAGCCGATAATAATAATTATTGGTGGTGTGTTATTATTTGTCTTAAAAGCTATAGGTGAGTTTATTAAATTACTTGTAGGTGGATTGAAGAGTGTAATAAATACAATCACACTACTTCTTATACCTATTAGTATGATAGCTGATTTATTGAATAAGGCTTTTGATTATATTTGGATTTATTTCAAGGAGCTATTCAAACTCTTTCACGGTATATTTACTCGTAATCCAAAAGAAATAGTAGATGCTGCGAAAGTTATCTGGGATAATCTACTGACGCTTATAAAGAATATAATCACAATACCATTCAAGTGGTTATTTAGATTCTTTAAGAAGATGGGCACTATCCTGATGGATTATATTACTATTCCATTCGATTTTATAATTAATTCTGTACTGAAGAATAAGAATAAACAATTCAAGCTTAAAGATTTCTTCAAAGAGGTAGTTGATAAAGCGTGGCAGTGGATTAAAGATCAATTTACTGTTAGTTTCCCTAAGACGACTCAATTCATAGAAAATCTATTAGAAGTATCTTCTCAAATTCTAAGATTTCTTGGATTTAGATTGAATCCATTGAATATGTTGAAGAGTAATGATGAGTTATGGGCAATGGCAAAGAAGAAAGAAGAGCCACCAGAAGATAAAATAGGTGATGATAAGAAAAATGATAAGAAAAATGATAATCAACCAAATAATGTTAAAGATGTATCAAAAAATGCAACAGTAATAGCGCAAAAAGATGCACAAGCACAAAATGATGCAGCAGCTAACATTGATCCATTAAAACAGGAACAATCACGTAAAGCTGAATTTAGAGCACAAAGAGGTGATACTAGCCCAACAGTTATTGATAATAAAGGACAGATAGTTCCCGCAACAAGAGATGCTAGCGGCAATCTAATTCCTACCGCTAATGGCAAGCCTGCTTCTCCACAAGATTCATACACAGGAAAACCATCAGAGTCATCTGGAACTATAGCTGTTTCTGGAAAAGGAAAAGAGGCTGCTGAGCAATATTATGGAAAGAAGATGAGTGATAAAGAATATGATATGTTGGTGAGAGCAACTCATGCTGAATCTAGTAGTAAGAGTGATCCTAAAGAACAAGCTATGATAATGGGATCTATTTTGAATAGAGCTAAAACTAATAAGAATGGAATTGAAGGTGCTTTAACTGCAAAAAATCAATTCCAATCTGTAACAGGCACTAAAGCTAATGGTAATCAAGCAAGCTCTAATTATATTAATGGTCCTAAAGATAAAGAACGTCGTGAATCTATTGAGAATGCAGCAGGTATGTTAGGAGGAGTTCCTACTGATCAAAAAAACTTCACAGCAGCAAACTCTAAAGCATATGGTGCTGGTACGAATATAGGTTATAGAGATAAAATGATCGCTAATGGTGGTCACGTATATGCTAGTAGTGTTTTTGATAAAACGTTTGATGAGAAAAAAGTAACACTAAAAGACGCATACGCTGGTACCGATAATACAGATACAAAAAAAGTATCAGCAATAAAGACAAATCAGAAAAGTATTGACGATATAAAGGCACAGAACGCTCAGGCTTCGAATTCTAATACTAACAATATAAGCAAGGCATCAACTACAGTTCAAAATAATGTAAATTATAATGTAACACAAAAGAGGAGCGCATCACGCTCAGATGTTGACGATCAAAGACTAAGAGGAGCTAATGATGATCTAGCATACATTTAAAAAATTATAAATAACATAAAAAGTATTTCCTCGTAAAAATCATTAATAATAATTCAATTATGGCAGACGAAGATATCTCTAGAGCGTGGATTCTCGAACAATTCACGAAAATTTATACCTCTATAAGAGAAGACGTTGACAAAATAAAACAATCTTTAAACGTATACGTAACTCACTCTCAATGCCAAGATCGTAGATTGCTTGAATCACAAGAGATCCGCACTATTAACGAACGTTTACTTAATATCGATGTAGAAGTAGAAAAGATTAAAGATTCTTTCGACAAGAAATTCTCATCTATTAGGATGTGGATTTGGGTTCTGATGGGAGGAATCATAGGCGAGCTCGTTATGCTCCTTATTAAAGTCTCAGCACAAATTAAATTATAATTTTTATGAAAATTGATACGCTTGATTTTATTTCAGAATGTCATTTATTCGAAAAAAAATTAGATCAAATAATTGATACACTCAATGAGCTAGCAGCACACCTTAAATCAAAACATCAACAATTAGATTTTTATGTGCGTTTACTAGCTCTAGCTGCAGGTTTAAATACAGCAATAACATTAACACTTATATTCAAATGAAAACTTTTAAAGATTTTAAAGATGAAATGCTTGCTTCTTTAACAGAGAAAATAATAGAAAAATTAGAGATAGAAAAGCAATCTCTGGCGAATGCATTGTTTAATGATGATTCATACGATTCTGAAAATGAGGAGTATATTTCTGAAGTAGATACTTTAACATCATTAAATTAAGTTTTGTTGTTCAAAAACTTAAAAAAATTTATGCTATTATCATTTAAATCATTTCTTAGAGAAGAGCGACTTCTTCTAGAAAATCGTCTTGATTTTTTAAAGAAGAAATATAAAGATCTTGATTTTCGGTGGGATACACACGACTGGGATTCATGTGACCCTTCTACTGTTAGAGGTATGGTTATTGATTTTTTTGCTAAAAACGTTGATCCAACAACGAATAAAAAATATCTAGATTGGATTCTTAGACAGTATTCGAAACATAATTTTAGACAAGAGGATGGATATCGAGTAAAATTAACACTTTTAGATTTTGAACATTATAAAAACCATATCCAACAAAAAGATATCAATCAATATCAAAGTCTATCAGATCTAGAAGATGCTATAGAAGCAGTAGCTGGAACTAAATCAAAACGTGAAGAAATACGAGATATTAAACATGAAGGTGCCGATAAAATATTTGATAAAGGTGGTGTAACTGTTTATAGGATAAAAACGGAAGCTGCAGCTAAGTTTTATGGTGCTGGAACAAAATGGTGCACAGCAGCTGAAAATCACTGTCAGTTCAATAATTATAATAGCCGAGGTCCATTATACGTTGTATTTTGTAAAGATTTAGAAGGTAAGCAAGCTAAGTTTCAATTTCATTTTGAGGATGATCAGTTTATGGATGTTAGAGATGAAGAAGTAAATTTAACAAAATTATTAAAGAAAAATCCTGAATTAAAAGAGGTTCCAGCTTGGCAAGGTAAAAATATATTATTAACAACAGATAAAAATTTTAGTAAATATTTTAATCAATTTCTTACATTGAATAACTCTTTAAGTGTATTGAAAGATCCGAGAGTAACTGATGAAATGATTCAAAATGCTTTAAATTCACCAATATCTGAAGTTAGAAAACGAATTTTAATTTATCCAAATATAACAAGAGAACAATTAGCAAAAGCTTTAAATGATTCTCATGAAGATGTTAGATATAATGCTATAGTTCATCCTAATGCAACAGAAGCACATCTTAAGAGAGCTTCTGAGGATTTTATTAAGCGTAATAAAGAAAAAGCAAAAGAAAGATTAACTAGAGAATTTCATAAGTAATAACCAATTAACAAAACATGAAAAATTTTTCAACATTATTAAAAGAACTTAGGCTTTCTATTACACAAGAACAACTCGAAGAAGATCGTTACTTTGTTTTTGATTTAGAAGAAGATATATATAATTATTTTAATGATGAATCTCTAGAAGAAGGTATTGGTAATTTACACGGAGTTCCTCCTGGGCTAAGAAATACTATTGTAGGTCATGGTGAAAATATAAAATCAAAAATAGAAGGTAATAAATTTAATGATGGTATTGCAAAAGAAAGTGAAGGTTATTATCGTGCTCCAAATACAATTCATGGCGGTGAACATTCAAAGAGGGAAGAGTCAGCGGTTGCAAAATCAAAAACTCAATTGAAAAGTATGATTAATAATGCTGTTGGAGAAGGAAAGATGGCAATTATTCATAAAAATGGTAAACCAATCGCAGCGATAGCTCATAAATCTGGATCAGCTGAATGGAGTGAACGTCCAAGATACTCTGTACATACAGCTGATTCTTCTGATGTAGATTTTGATTCTAGTGTAGAAAAAGCGAGACATGGTTATGCATATAGTAGAACACATAGTGTCTCAGATTTCCCTAAGAATGTTGCTATTGAAAGAGCAATAAGTAAAGTCAACCAACATATAGATTATGAAGAGCCAGAGAATGAACACTTCAAGAAAAATAAATATCACATCGTTACAGTCGGTCCTGATAAAAGACGAGAAGCAGTAAGACAAGCAAGACAGGAAGGAAGAAGAGTGGATGATATGTTAGATGCTAACACTAAAATAGCAGCAAAGAAACTCGCTCATGAAAAATTAGGTGATACAGGTAGCCCGTATTATGTAGCAGCAAGTCTTCATAAGAGATTAGGTGATGCAATAGATAGTGGTAATAAAGAAGAAGCAGAAAAATTCGCTAAAGAATTATCTGATCATATTAAGGATTATTATGGTGGTTTATCAAGAGATAATAAAGATATAGATAAGTATGCTGATTTATTAGTAGATATAAAGCATAATAATAAATATCATACAAGTGATTATATAAAAATATATAAAGAAGGACTTAAAAAATTAAGAGATTTAAGGAAGTAATGTCAACTAGAGCAACAATATCATTAGTAGCAGCTGACCAAAGAGTGAAAAGCATTCTTCTTTTTGAGAATAATTCTCCAGATCAATTAATAAAGATGTTAGTAAGAGATTATAATACTTATAACAAAGTAAACAACCTTATCAGCTTAGGTAATATTACTTCATTTAGTAATGATAAAGTTAAGCGTTCGTTTAGTATATATGACAAAACACAGAGACCGAAGTTTTATAATGATTTAGATAAATTTATTTCTTCAAGTCATACTGAAGAATATAACTATATTTTTTGGGAAGGGGCATGGTTTATTATAAGAGGGAATAGTTATAAGTTGAAAAGTTACAGTAGCCATATAACTAAAAATTACACTAAAGAGTATAGTAGTAACTAACAAAAAAGGCCCAATTAAGGACCTTTTTGCTGTTAAAAAATAATTCTTCCTTAGAAAGAAATATTTGCACCAACGAGTGGAACAATAACATTAGGGTTACCGGCACCTCTTGTACCTAGATAGGTAACTCGACCATCTATATCAACATTTTTTGCGATGTTAACCTTAACACCAGCACCAGCTTGATATTCAGCTGAACCTGCTGCTCCAAGATTTTTCAATGGAGTTCCAACACCAACAATTACATACGGGCGAACTGATCCAGAAAGCACATCATATGTACCGTTAACAAATCCAGTAACTGTTGATGCCGCTTTTTTACCACTAAGCAACTGTCCTTCAACACCAACTTGACCGAATTGATATCCTGCCTCTACTGAACCTACGAAGGATGTATCACCCTTTAAATTCGCCCAAGGGAAGGTGGTACTTTTCGATTGTGCGATCGTAACACCTCCTTTCGCACTAACAAAAGGTTCTGCTTGTGCTGTGCCTGATATACTAAAAATTACTGCAGTTATTGCAGTAGCGATGATAGCTGTTTTGATTGTTTTCATATTCATTTTAGTTTAGTTTAGTTTAGTTTATGTTTTACAATAACGAGAGCTTTCTTCTTGTGATGCTTCTTTATATGATGTTCTTTTGAAGAAACTACTATGGTTTTCGCTTCATGTTTTATAGTAGGAGCATTTTCTGCTAATGCAACTGCTGAAAATGAAGTAGCAAAAATAATTGCAATAAGTATAAGATTTTTCATTGTTCGACTTTTATATATTTTGAGCAAAAATTACTCGATTGATTTTAACTATAACCTATAACCTGTTGGAGTTAGACCACCTTCTATTAAACAATTCGCACGATAAAGGTGATAACAATAAACTCCAGCCATAATATAATTTTTATAACCTAATCTTCTCAGTTGATAATCCATTTCATTATCTACACTAAGAAATCCATTCATAAACCCATTCGTTTGCTTCCATACATTCTTCGATATTAAAACTACAACGCCACTAATAGGATCTGAAACTTCTACTAACCTCAACCTATCTTCTTGTTGTAATTTACGACCTATTTTCCTGTGAAACAACATATCATGGTTATATGCTTCAGCAGAATCTTTTCGAAAAACGATTTGTTCTACATTTCCTACACGATTTGTAACAGCTGTTAACATTCCGAATGTATCGGCATTGGGAAGAGAAATTATCTCCTCAAGCTGATGATACCAATCCGGTGTTGTAAAAGATGCATCGTGATCAACGAAACACGCCCAATCTTCTTCTCCAAGTAAATTCATGAAACTATTATAAGCGGCACCAAGATTTTTATTAGTATTAATAGGTGCATAAGGAATATTTGTATAAATCATCAAGCGTGTTTATTTTTGTAAAATGGGGAGGATTTCCTCCCATTACATTTTTAATCTTCATCCGAAACTAGTCTTTTAAAATAGTCATCATCTGGTTCATCATCTGCTGAATATATTGGTTTGCCTTTGATAGCATCATCAATAGACAATCTAGTTGATGTTGATGTTACAGAAGCAACCGCATTTCTCAGCTGACGTTCTGGTTCATCAAGACAAAGCACCCTTCTTAATTTAGCCTCTAATTCATCAGAAGACTTATACTTTTTCGGATCAAGAAATTCCTGTAGAGAATATTCTTTGTCATATATCTTCTGCAACTCTTCATCTTTTGTTAAAAGCGGAGAAGCCGCATCAAATTCTGACTTATCATAATTCCTATACCCTTCAACATTACGAATCTTCATCTTGAAATTTGCACCTTCCCACAAATCAAATGGTGAGTATGCTGTTTCATCCTCAAATGAAGGATTCATTACATCGTTTATTCTTTCAAATATTTTCTTACCATACTTGAACAAGAACACTTTCCCGTTATTATCCGGATTAACCGGATCGTTGATCATGTAGATGTTCGAGATATAGCTCAACTTTCTTTTTTGTTTTCTTGCTTGATCTTTGTTGTCATCAACTCCAGAGTTCCATAGTTTACCGTTTGAAGTACAGATTGAACATTGTTCTCCGATCGACGTTGGGCAAAGATCAATCAACCATCCACCAGGTCCCTGAAAAGCATGTTCATATTGAATCACCCAAGGATAATCCTCTCCTTTTGGTTGCGGTAAAAAGCGAAATACTGCGAAACCGTTTCCTACTTTATCTACTTGCGGTCTCCAGAATCTATCATCCCCGTAACTAGCTTTTGTAGATAGCTCCTCTATTTTTTTCGTTAGTGTTTCGAGAGAAGCTGTTCTATTCTTCTTGAGATCAGCAAATGTGTTTGCTTTAGCTGCTGTAGCCATGTTATTTTATCCATTCTTGTCCACATAGCTCATTATATAATTGTTATTGTAAATTATCCACAAATCTCATCTTCTAATATCCTTAATATATAAGAAGTATTTTTAAAAAAACAACCTCTTATTTAAAATGGTAAAATATTTGTATGTGATTCTACATTTTCCTTCACCATTTTTCTAAATACTTTAATCCTCTCCTCATCAAAATTATTATATCTCAAGAAGAACTCTTCATATCCTTTAACAGTATAATATACATTTTCAAAGATGAAGTCATTACCATAGTGAATTTTTAATGGCTTCATAAATTTTAATATATGTTCTAATATAACAATTGTTTCAATAGTTATAATATTTTGAAAATATAATTGAATTATTCTCGGGAACTCCTTTCCCTGTGGTTTAAAATAGCAATTAAATGCTTTTATCTCCTCAAATAATATTTTAAGATCTTTCTTAAAATTATAGGTTAAAGACTCTTGTCTCCCTTTCCATTTCTCGTACACTGATTTAGAATATTCAGATAGAAGATCGCCTATCCAAACATCTCTTGTATCAATAACGTTTGCTAGAAGAAAGCATATAATATCTTCTTTCGACATTTCTTTACCAAGATGACAAGCAAAACTATATTCTTTTAATTCACGAAAATCTGTAACACGATCACTATTAAGTACTTTTCCTTTATACATGAAGAAATTATACTTTTTTAATTTAAAATGTTCTTTGATCGCGATGAGTGATTCGTGAACAAAAAAACCTTTACGTTCATAATCCGATAAAACTGCTACCATCTTTTTCACCTTTCATCATATGTCGCGATTCAGCCTCAAGAAGAATTTGATCTTTAAATGTAACATTAATATACGGAACTAATTTTTCATACTCTAATTCATACTTAGCTGCAAAAATGCAAATTGAATCAATAATTCCGTCACCTTCTGTTCTATATATCTCATTCACCTCATTTTTAAACTCCTCAACTGTTTTAACTTTTAACATCTGTATATTTTAGTTGTGTAAAAAATATTTAATACTAATTATATACAAAAATTTAGTTGTAAATCAAGAACCTCTTTCTTTAAGAAATCTATGAGCACCGATAACAGTGACGACCTCTTGATTTTTACTTTGTATCTTGATATGTCGTTCATGAAACCAAAGCGAATTCTTTAGTTTCTTTTGCATTTCATTATAAAGAGTACCACGTTCTTCTAAGATATTTCTAGCAATTTCTTCAGCTTGTGCAAAAGATGTATTATCAGTTATTTTAAAGTTTTTTCTTGCTTTAAACCAAGCAAATTGACCTTGTTGTTTAACAACCTTTTCGATTGTATCTGGATAATTTTTGTGTCGTAGTCTATTAACAGTAACAATACCTACCCCGTATTGACCTTCAAGACATTGTCCTCTCGACTCAAAGTATATATTATGAGCAAGCCATTTTACATCATCTAGATTCGCTGGTTTAATATTAATTTTTTGTGGTATTTTTGGTCCTATATTTTCAATAGGGTTTTGATGTGTTTGAAAAGAAGTATCTACTGATGTGATATCAGCGTGGGCTCTCGACCCGATTAAAGCTGAGAAAATAATAAGTAAAAGGGTTTTTGAAACATTCATTTTTCGATATTTCGTTGAAAAAATAAGCGTTCCTTTCGGAACGCCTTTTAATATCAATGAGATTCTAATTTGAATCTATTTGTATTTATGAATCATCATCGTTCACATAGAATATAAGTAAATCATATCACTTCACAAACATATTAAAATATTATTAAATTAATTCACATTGCCCTCCTGAACAGGCTACAGCACTATATTTATCTACATCATTATAAGATGGTTTCGTTAAAATTTGTTCAAAATCTACCTCTTTGAATGTTTTTGAGATTTTATTCCACTTGTACCAAAGATGGACATCCTTCAAACAATAAACAGTTTTATCAAGATCGTTCTTAAAATAGTTTTTTGCAAACTGTTTTGCTCTTCTTACCCAATCCTTTTTCAAGAGAACTTCAGTTCGTGTGCCCTCGAATTTCTTATCTCTATTAAGCACAGAACTACATGCTTCCCAAAGATTATTATCATAATAGTGAAGACCATCAACTATAAGACCTGATGCAAACATTACCCCATCTCCATACTTATCTAACAACTCTTGAGAAGTTAGAACGCTTGTATAGGGTGCTTGTGAATAATCCTTATCAACAGCGTTTGAAACAAAGCTAACAGCTGTGAAAGCGTATTGATTATCAAAGATATATTTCGCAACTTCATCATAATCTTCAACTATAACAGTACAGGAAATATTATGACTTGTCTCTGGTCTAATACAGCGTTCTATTACTTTACCTTTATTCACCCAATGTTCTTGTGCGAACTTAATTTTCTCTAAGTGAGTAACACCAATCATATCTGACTTAAATAATGTAGTATCATCATTTGTTATAGGTGTGTAAACAACATAATCTGAATTGGTAGATGACCAGGCTGATTCTTCAATCATATCAGGAACATTTTCTAAAAGCCATTGTGCAGTTTCAAGACCTTTATTCACCTGCATAATCCTAAAGTATCTCTTTGAGTGTTCTGGATGAATACCAGGAGCACACATAAGAATAGTAGAACTGTTACCATCTGGTTTTGTGCAGAGCATTCTAGCAGCTGGATTTATACCTATAATCGAGGATATTTCCTCATTCACTTGCTTAACAATCTCTGCTCCTTTCTTAAGAATCTCTTCATTAAATAGTTCAGGGCTATTCATCCACCCAGCTATAGAAACACCAATCAATGCTTCTCTCTTAACAATTTCTTCTGTAACTGAACCAAGGAAAGGTAAATCAGTATAACCTGCCTGTAGTGTACCTAAAACAGCTGCATCTCTACATGCTCTATAAAACTTTTTCTCATCAAATTTTCCATTTGTACGACAAGCATTTGCATTCACACTAGTAAGATTACAGAGCGATATTCCTGTGATTTCATTTTCAAAATCAAGGATAGGAGACATGCCAATTTCATAACAAGGGTTAAATATCGTATAGATAGAATCCATGAATACGAATCCAATATCAGATAATTCATTGTTCATCTTTACGATATCGAGAAATTGTTGGTATGTAAACTGTCCTCGTATTAACCCTATACTATTATTTGATCTACTTCTTTGTTTATTGTGTGTTCTCCAGTCACCAATCTTTGCATTGATCATTTCAGTATCATTCTGATCAACAATAATAGAAAGAGCAGCTCTTCTAATACCACCAGAAAGCACTGCATCAGCTAAATGCATGAAAACATCGTACGCGACGATCGATCTAAATTTAGTGCATCCATCTTGTGTTTCTTTTTCTAGTAAATCCTCTATTCTTTCTAGTGACTGCTTTAATCCCTTTGGCCCTGGTGCTTTAAATCCACCACTTATAAACGATCCTTTTAGTCGTATTTGAGAGTAATCAAACCTTACTATTGCACCTTGATATTCTGGTGACGGCACAACACCGGCACAGAAAGATGAAAGAAGCACATTAGCTGCCTCTGCCCAACCTTCTACAGAATCAGGAATAATAAAATTTTTAACTATTATGGCATCTCTTGGTATTAATATTGGCAATTTCTCAACCCAATGGTTTAAAAAGCTAATTCCAACACCACAACCGGATAGTAAGAGATGAAAGACTTTGCCGAAATTTTCAACTTTATCACAATAAAGAGCGCTACAGTTAAAAAGTCTTGAATTGTTTTTGAAGATTTGTTCTCCGCGATATTGGAGGTTTCGTTGTGAGGCAAGTATTAGTTTTGATTTGTATGAATCTAGAGCATCTGTGAGATACGAATCAAGTTGTGGAAGATATTTGTGATATTTTACTTTATGCGTTTCGTTAATGACGGCTTCACACGCTTCTTCCCAATTTTCGTACCTACTCTCCTTATCATTCCACTTCGAGTAATCGGAATAAAATTTTAAGGCTGATATAAATTTTCGACCTTTCATTTGTATGTTTTTTATTTTTTTATTTCTGTTACCTATTAAAGCTCAATTCCGGTAGCTTTCCCGCCTGTGTTCTTTTTTATTTCTCTTAGAATATCTTTGAATCCTTCTGGTGCTTTTGATTGAACTGTGCTTCCTCTAAATCTAAGATTTATAATTGGTGATCCAAATACATAATTTATACATTCTTCCTCGCCGCATACTGGGCAAGGCTTTTTTTCAGGATCATGGCGTTCAACAATGGGGAGTGCTAATTCAAAATTGTAGGAACAATTTGAACATATAAATTCATAAAGTGGCATCTATTTCCTGTGTTTATTAGAGTTTAAGAGAGAAGCCTTATCAATATTTGGAGCACCTATGATATACACAACACACTTTTTTCCACCACAACTAGGGCATACTTCTTTTTCTGGAGTGTATCGATCTGAAATGATAAGGCTTTTCTCGAACTTTTTGTGGCATTTATTACAAATGTATTCGTAGAATGGCATATGAGGTTTGATTATGTTTTAAGATAGTAGTAGTTATTTAATTCTTCGACTAGTATAGGAAATACTTTATTCATGAAAGTTTCATAAACCATACGACCGAAATATGAATTGTTAATCTTTTCATCTGTTAACGTAGATGATCCTTTAATAATATTTACATGAAATACTAACAAATTATTATTATTCATACTACAAAATCGTACACTATATGTGCTTATAGTAAAACGAGTAACTATTATTCTCACATATGGGATGAAATCTTTAAAGATAGGAGAAGTGGTATCTGCTTCACCATTAAATCTAGATAGAATCATATTACATTGTATATTTGATTTAGAAATAATTATGTTATTAATTGATCCTTTTATCATGATAGCGGTTAAGAGTTATTTATGTAAATGATTTTATTTTTTCAACTAGTATAGGTAATATCTTGTTCATGAAAGTCATATAAATCATACGACCGAAATATGAATTGTTAATCTTTTCATCTGTTAATGAAGATCTCTTATTATCCATATTTACATTAAACATTAACATATTAGTATTATCCATACTATGAAATTGTACTGAATATAAATCTAAATAAAGAGAAGTAATCGATATTTGTATATAAAGAGCTTGATCGTGGTCTGTAGACCAATCTTTAAAAATTCGAGAAATAGTATCTACTCTACCACTAAATCCAGATATGGACATATCACATTGTATGCTTGATTTAGAGACAACTATGTTATTGATTAAACCTTTTATCATAATTAAAATACTAAAATAACTTAAAAGTCAAAATCCTGAATCTTTTCTAGAGAAGAAGATATTATATGTGAGAGAATGGTAATGATATATTATATCACTTTATATTCATATCGGTTAACGCTTTTGTTCTATTGAGTACAGCTATCCTAGTTAATTCAAAATCAAGAATATCTCTTAGTTTTGGAAAGATTGATTTACAAAACGTAACTTTTAATACATTACCTAACGGTACACCTTTTCTTAAAAGATTATAATTACCATCATAATCAAAAACCATCTCTGATAGAGATTTCGAAAAATGTATCGTTTCTAATTTAAGAAAATACATCACGGAAGATCTATTCAAGGTTACTTTTATATCTAAAGTACCGGATTGACATAACTTTAGATAATAACTTGGTATATTGATTCTATGAGGTGCAATATTGAGATTTACAATACATTGCACTTTCTTATCAATAAATATTATATCAGTACAAGTCCCGTGCACTATCATATTATGTTCCAAGTAAAATTTTTAATAAATTTGAAAAAACTTTACTCCTAATTGTATAAATATAATTTTTATAGATTTCTTGAGAAGTTTCAAGGCTCCTAACCTCCCACCCCTTTCTTAGATTATAACACTCTTGATAAGAAAAAGTAGGATTATTATCATCTACTATCCACAATAAGAATTCAGATGCTAATGTAGGTCTAGAGATACATACATATAATTTTATTGACGAATTTTCAAATGTAACATTAGCGTATATTGCATTTCTCTCGTCATTAACTACTATATCGCTTACACTCCCGTTCAATAACTGTTCCATGTTATATTTTTTTATAATAAAAAATTTTTTATTCAAAGTATGTTAATAAATGAGGAATAATTTTTAAATCTAGCGTATTTTGAATAGAATCACATTCAATTTTAGTGTTGAACATTTTAAATTTAGTTTCTGAGAAATTTGTTTGACCTCTCTTTATAGTTCCAAAAATAGCTTTTTCGTTATTCAACAATGATATTGCTTTGAAGGTATAATCATGAGTATGATCGTCTTCATAAATATAACAATCATACGTCTCATATAAATCTATAAACTTAATATGAAAAAAGATATATTTATTATATGAAATTATTATTTCATATACATTTCCTGTCAGATATGGTATATCTGACGACGGTTTATAAGGTACATACTCTTCTTCCGTTACACTCATACTAATTCTTGTAAAATCCTAAAAATAATGGATTGAATAACTATCTTACAGTAAACTAAATCGCGTACAGGTAAATCATCAATAGCAATTATTTCTGTCCGATCTGGATATATAAAACTAAGAGCTACTGGTAATAATGGAGCATTTTCATTAGGTACAATTATACAATTATCAATCTTTTTAGAATAACCCATTATTAGTGAAACATAATTATCTTTCATTCTAAAAGTGAAAGCTATATCAAACCAATTAACATTATCATTAATAAAAGATCCTAGCGCAAGACTAGCTCTTTTTTTAAAGAATATTTCTCCACTATTTATTATTCCAGGCATATCAAACTTTGCTTTGCACCATATCCCTTCCACCTCTATATTAAAAACATTCCCCCTAAGAGTAGCGTTACCATCAAACCAAATACTCATGATAATCTATTAATTTATTTAGATCTAGACGATGTCAAAATTTTAGGTAGAATTTTCATAACAAAAAGATGCATAATATCAGACTCTAGATCTGATAATAAAAAACTCTTTTTAACGACGTTTTTAGTGTTGTCGTTATAATGAATAGGCATTCCTTTTACTGACATTTCAACCCGGAACTTAAACAGCTTATCACTAATAATATTTGCGCTATCAGACCAGATGTCAAACTTAACTAAATATTTACCTTCACCTTCTACTATTTCATACAACTTAAAGTTATATTTATGAATACTGTTTTCGAGTACGAAGTGTCCTTTATGAGATTCATCATTTTGATCATAATACACATCTGAGCATATACCTTTATCAATAAACATAATGTAAATTTCCTCCAAAAAAATTAAAATTCATGAAGAAGAAGCATCAACTCCTTCAACTTATTTTTTATAAAGTAATTTAAGATTTGAGCAAGAAAACTCTGTTGTCTTCAGCTGCAGAGATGAATTGCTCGCTCGTTATATACCATAAGATATTATTTTTCAATTAAAATATCTAATAAACTATGAAATACTTTACACTTAATTGTATATATAAATTTAACATAAAACTCTTGAGGGATTTCAGTATTAAACTCCCACCCCTTTCTTAGATTATAACGATCTTGATAAGAAAAAGTAGGATTATTATCATCTACTATAAACAGTCGAAATATATCAAGTGCAAAGGTAGGCCTAGAGATACATACATATAATTTTATTGACGAATTTTCAAATGTAACATAAGCGTATATTGCATTTCTCTCGTCATTAACTACTATATCGCTTACACTCCCTCTCAATGGCTCTTCCATATCATATATTTTTTTGTTAATTTTTTATACTTATAATATAATAAAAAATTTGTTTATTCAAGGTATGCAAACAGATGAGGAATAATTTTTATCTCTAACACATTTCGAATAGAATCGCATTCGAGCTGGGTGCTGAGCCCATTAAACTTCATAAATGAAAAATTTGTTTGACCTTTTTTTATAATCCCAAAAATAGATTTTTCAGTATTTACTAATGACTTCGCTGTAAAGTTATAATCATGAGTAAGAGTGTTCTCATAAACACAACATTCATACCGATCGTGCAACTCTATAAAATTAATATAAAAAAAAGTAGTTAAATAGTATGAAAATATATTACATACATTTCCTGTCAGTGTTAGTATATTTGATGATTGGTAAAACATATACTCATTTTCTAATACGCTCATAATATTTTCTGTAAAATAATATTGATAATAGATTGAATAATTGTCTTACAATATACTAGATCGTGTGTATGTAGATTGTCAATATCAATTATTTCTATTCTGTCTGAAAATATAAAACTAAGAGCTGCCGGGAATAACGGGGAGGTGTCATTAGGTATAATTATATAGTTTTCATTCTCATTAGGATAATAACCTTCTACGAGTGTAACGAAACTATCTTTCTTTCTATAAGAAAAAGCTATATCAAACCACCTTATATTTTTACTGATTCTTTTAAAAGAGTCTAAATCCGGACAATTTCTTTTTTTAATGAAGATTTCTCCGTTGCTTACTATTCCAGGTATATCAAATTTTGCTGTACACCATATCCCATCCACTTCTATATTAAAAACATATCCTCTAAGATCGGTGTTTGTATCAAACCAAACGCTCATATCAAACATTCTCCAGTTTGCACTAATCCTTGTTTTTCATCTACAATTGCATCATTTTCCGGTTAACGGTGACTATCATGATGAAGTATTTTATTTAAAAGAACCGGATAGCAGAATTTTAGGTAGAATTTTCATAACAAAAAGATGCATAATATCAGACTCTAGATCTGATAATAAAAAACTCTTTTTAGCGACGTTTTTAGTGTTATCGTTATAATGAATAGGCATACCATTTGTACTCATCTCAATTCTAAACTTAAGCAACCTATCACTAATAACGCTAAATTTGTCGTCCCAGATGTCGAATTTAACCAAAATACCGCTTACACCAACTATTTCTTCTATACCATATAACCTAAAATGGTATATACAAGTACTGTTATCGAGTGTGAAGCTGCCATTATAAGAATCGTCACCTGGTGAATAGCGCACTTCTGAACATGCACCTTTATCAATAACCATAATATAAATTACCTCCAAAAGTAATAATTAAAATTCATGAAGAAGAAGAATAAGTTCTTTCAACTTATTTTTTATAAAGTAATTTAAGATTTTATCTCTTGAATTCCTAGAAGGAATTCTATACATTTCTAGGATTTTATCAACATATTCTTCTGGGATTTTAGAGAAATCAATGAGCTGTTGATTGCGCTCATATCTTCGTCTTGTTTCTTCATCAAGAGATGATAAGAATTTGTCCTCAGTAACATCTAACCAACCACTCATATTTTTCTTATAGATGCACTTTTGTTTTATAGTAGATATGCAGCCATCATCTGGCGAAAGAAAGTTCGGGACACCGTCACTAGCATCCCCTCTAATAATATGCTCTCTCAAAAACGCTTCTGAATTTTTACAGTTCACAATAATTTTCTTCCTAGGGTCATATTGATGAACGTTATCATACTTCTGTAGTTGAACATAATCTTTATCAGAGGAAATAATCATATGATTATCTTTATCATTCATTGCAATCACAGCGATAATATCATCTCCTTCACAGCCATTCACCTGCATGACTTTGTATGGAAAATTCTCTGCTATTTCATCACGCATTTTATTGAAACCAGCATATAGCTCATTCCAGTCTATTCCGGATGACGCTCTATTCACCGCTCTATTAGCTTTATAGTTTGGAAAAGCTTTCTTTCTCCATGAATCTTTTCCTTCAAAAGCTAGAACTAATTCACCATACTTATTCTTAAATTTGGTTCTATATGATCTTAAATTATTAAGAACCATATGTCGCAACAATCCCTCATTATATGTTCTAGTATCATTATCAGTTAATACAGACAGTATCATTACTTGAGTAATGTCGACTATTATCATTGTATTATATTTTATTTTTCAACTCTTAAAATCATCGTGTTTTTTGTACCACGATCGTTCGCCACTAACACTTCTGTCTTCAAAGTGTCCATGAATTTTTTGGCTTCGATCTTTCCGGTCTCAACCAAATTTTTTAGCTGCTTTTTAACTCTGCAGCGTTTCGTATAACTCGACTTATCGTCGTAATTTACTATTTTCCCATTAGCTATACCAAGCATTTGCCCTTCTTTTGCGACAAATACGGTAAGCCTATTTTGTGCTGCATTAAATAACCATACATATCTTGAACCTATAATTGATTCTGGCGCTATACTCACTAGTTCAAATGATTCGGAAGTTTCAAGATATCTGAATTTCATTAGATCTTTTTTTGCTTTTAAAGTCTTCACTTTAGGAGCCTTTATTTTTCTATTTAAAATTTTCCTTTTTCTTTCAAGGTGTAAAAATGTTTCGCAACCTTCAAGAATTGAGCTATATAACTCAACAATTTTCCGTAACTTCTTCTCGCCAAACTTATAGCTTTTTGCGAGCTCTTCATCCTCACCACTAAGAGCGAGGTTTAATTCGTCGTATTGCTTTTTGTATGTATCCGAAATAATTCGGATATGCTCTCTTTTCAATGAGTGATTCTTGATCCATTCGATCACGTTGAACGATGGAACAACTTTTGAGTAATAAGCAAGATCTATGATCTCATCTATTTCTCCTAAAATACCCATCATCAAAACTTTAGGATCAACTTCCACTTTCCTATAGTTATAATGTGCTTTTCTTAAAACTTCTTGCTTCAATTCGACCTCTAAATCTAATTTAGAGTAGTCGATGAATTTTACCGGTGCCAAATCAGCTTTCTTATTAACCTTTGGCTTATATGCCGTTGTTAGCTCTCGTTGTGATTGTTCTGCTGCAACCGCCGTTCTCATATCTACCCCTTGTTTTATGCTTCTCTCTCCTTCCATTTATTAAATATAAAAAATTTTTTAATATTATCCAAACATTTTTTTGCAAAACCAGGTGTCGTTTTTGGTGTCGTTTTTGGTGCTTCTCTCACCATATATTCAGATGTTTTTTTCACAAATCTTTTTGCTGCTTGTTCGGATGATGTTACTGTTCTTAGTGTCTTCATAAATAAACATATTTATAAAAAAATTAATAAAAAATCTTTACTTCTTTTTTAATAAGGTCAAGATATCTCCTGCGTTATACATTCCAGGAGGAGCGTAGATCAATATTTGATTACGATATATTAAACTTGAGTTAGCACAGTCTTGTACTTCATACTCAACCATATTATTTGCCAAACAAGTTGTTTTACTAACCACAAGTACAGATGGTGATGAATCTTCAGCATGACAAGCCAACAACCCAAGAAATAATAAAATAATTAATTTTTTCATTTCTCTTCAATTTTAATAATTATCTGATTTAGTGTCTGATAAGCTTCAAACAAACCTGCACGATCATCAAGTAAAATATTGTAAAACGGTTTTCGGGTTTTTGAAACAGGAGATATATTTACATAATTAGGTTCGTAACCTTTCGATTTACAATACTCCACAGCAGATGTTAATTGTTTTCTTTCTCTGGTTGTAAATAACATGAGTATAAATTCATGTTCAACACACTTTCTCAGAAGTGCTTCTATATGATCAAATGTATCACCTTTTTTATTAGGATCAAACACTGTTGAATCAAAGTTGAATGCAACTATCAATTTCTTATGAGATTGATATTCTTTCCACAGACGCTCTTCCTGTTCTGAAAATTGAAAAAATCGATCATTCATATTTTTTCTCGTTTGAGAGGTTAAAATTAATATGTGAACTAAAACCATTTATACGTCAAGAAATTTGCTCATGTAAAGGCTATTGTTATCAGTTTTTTCTCTTGTTAAGAGTAGCTCGCTCTTATCTACACACACGTAGTAGAAGCTGCCATTTATAGAGTTAACTGACTTAAGGTCGTTAGCTGTGAATACAGCACGTTCCCATTTATCACCTTTCTTTGAGATTTTATAATCAATACTAATATCCTGCACTAGCGGATTTCCGTTCCATTTTAAATCAACATCACCACACGTTTCTTGCGGTATTAATTTATTTCCTCGCACAGTAAGCTTTACATTAAATGTTCCATGGTTACTGTATTCAGGTTTTGCATTAAGAATCTTTAATGCTTCCTGAGGTGTTTCATTGTAGCGATTCATTTCCTCAATAAGCGCTTTCAACATATCAAAATTGAATTTATCAAATAGCGAAGCAACGACGACAATCTTATCGATATGTTGTTTATTATCAAGATTATCTTCACAGTATTCACGGATAAATTCACCTTCAATTCCAGAAAATTCAAGGAGATAATAGATGCGACCCGGTCGATTTCGCATGTGTTTATTAACCTTCCACTTGTCATTAACAGTAAGAATAAATAACTTCTTACTCGAAAAAACACCATCAAAAAGAGTCAAGATCTGTTCTTGAGACTCTTCATCATACACTTTCTCGAATTCATCGAAAAGAAAAATACAAGGTTGTTCAATATCTTGAACAAATTTGTTGAATCCATCACCATGAAATGCATTGTTAATAATAACGGTAGGAATACCTTTCTTAGCTCCCTCAACCGAAATTACTTTTGCTAACAACGTTTTTCCACTACCTTTCTCACCATTCAGAAGCACTCCTGTGGAATTTTCCCTACTATTAAAGGTATGTAATATTCTTTTTGCATTTTTCATCGTATCACCATAAATCTTATGACTTGTGATTAGCGGATCTACCATCTCAAGATAAAGAGCATTTGTCATTTGATTGATCTTGATAATGTAGTTACCTACAGGTAACACTTTATGAATATCAAGCGACTCTTCAGCTGCAATACTATATGTGTTTCCGCTTTTAATAAAATAACTTCCCATGTTACATGATTTAATTATAGTTAAGAAGGTCAAAGTAATCATTGACGCATTTTCGCAAAGGTCTCATTACAGTTCCACACATAAATTTTTTATATTCTGGAGAATATATAATTTTCATCATCGTTTCAAAGAGTGCTTTTTCAGCACTCATATTGAGATGTGCAAGATTAGTTTTCATTAATTCGCTTGATATACATTAAAAATTGGAGTAATAATGCATACTGACTCAGAAAGAAAGTATTCGTAACCTGACATTCTTACTTCTTTCATCACACCAGTTTCTATATGAGATATACTAACAATGAGATCCTCTTCTAATCCACAATCCTCAGGAAACTTATGGTTCTCATATAACTCACTATTCGTAAAGAATTCGTAGCAAACATAATTTAACAGAATAAGTTTCATAAACATAGACTGTTCTCGTAGTGTACTAATCAACGCACCAGTAAATCCGATATTGATGCAGAGATAATGATGAAAAATAATATCAGAAAGTCTTATCTGCTCACAAGAGGGTATTCTGGGAGATGGTGGTGAGTTTTTAATAACTTCCACATCAGAAACTTCATTAAGAATGCTGATAATAGAAGACGTAAACGCTATATGCTCCTTCATAACTACAATTATAGGAGGAATATCTAACCCTCTTGATGTATATAACGCTCCTAACGCTTGCTGTATATCAATTATTGATGCGCAATTTTCGATATCATTATACGAAATGCTTTCCATAATATAGATAATTTTAAGTCTTTATGAAATATTACCACTCATCAAAGATACAAAATCTTTTTAATATTTTAAAATAGAAAATATCATATTCACATTCTTATAGGATTCAGTTATTGAAGAGAAGTTAGATTTAAAGATAGATTTTAACAAATTAGTTATCTCTAAAAACTGTACCCATGCGCATGTAGTTTTTATAGATAACGGTGATCGACTCTCGAGTGATAAAGCAGTTGTCTTATAATCAGCTGCTTGCTTCAAATTCAATCTCATATTTTCTCCCAACCTAGCGCAGCGTAGTGTATATCGAAAAGCGAGGTTATAAAGAGAGGTGTTATAAGCCAGATAATATTACCGGTGAGATAACATACTATGGCATGAATAAATGCTTGTGTCTTCAATCCTCTGAAATATAAGTAGCATGGACCGAATAATAATGACCATAAAACTGAATTTTTAATCTCCACAACTTCCCCTGTTATCTCGTTTTTGTATTTCATTTAATTTTACACGTTTACTGTTAATAGAGGATCATAAGAGCTACCTTCAAAATAATAACCGACAGGATTACATATCACTTCACATCCACTTATCTTGTAACTACAACAATCATGATGATGCCCATGAATCCAATAATCCACTCTTTCAACCATATACTCTAATTCTGAGCAATATAATCCGTTATATTTGTTACCTTTATACTTATTATTAACACTCTGGAAAGATGGTGAGTGATGAGTTACAATTATCACCTTATAATCTAACATTTTAAAGTAATTACATTTATAACTCAAAATACGTTTCTGTTTATTATGCAAAGATAAGATCTTTTTCGGAAGAATTCTACGAGTTTTATTGTCAAAGATACAATCATAATCAGGAAAATCTAACTGAGCTTGAACCATAAGAAGTGGATTATTTTTATCAAAATCAGTCCAAAGAGTCTCTCCTATGATAGCAAGTTTTTTACTAGGAAGAATCAATTCATGAGAATAAAGATTTAAATACTCATCTGTAGGAATAATCTGATCAAGTGTTCCACCATAATATTCATGATTGCCTGTCACCCAGAATACGAATTTAAATCTATTACAAAGAGATTCAATGAATAGTATATTCTTATCAAGTCTAACTAACTCACATAAATCTCCTGCTATGATGAGAATAGTATCTTTTTCATCCTCTAAAACAGGAAGCTCGAAATCTCTTTTATACTTATTACGATATTGATCGTTATGAATATCACTTAAGATTCTGATTTTCATTTTTATTTGAGTTAGTAATTTTGTGATAATAATATACAACGTATGATAACGTATAAACAGTAAATGTTACAATAAATATTTGTTGCAATACCGAGCGCTAGTGAGACTGAATATACTAATAATATTACTACGAACATTATTAAGAATATCTCAAGCACTGAGCTTTGATTTTTTTTGTTCACCTCGTACTCTTTTATTTTCTTTTTTTATCAATATAAGTTTACGATCTTGCATTTCATTCCACCACACTTCACGTTCAACACTATTATCAGCACTTGCAATAGTCTCAACTCTCTCTATACATATAAGAAGATTTCTAGCAGACTCTGTACGATTCTGAATCGCTGGTCTTATTAAAATCATATACTTTTTTTCAGCTGAAAACTTATTACTGAAACGTTCTGGTATTAAACCCTCTATCATAACTTTTCTTTTAAATGTTATTCTAACCTAAATATAATAAATTTTGTTAAAACATCATACTATAGATCACACATTATAACAAAATCTGTCAGAGGTTTGGTAAAAGTTATGTATATCCAGTAATATACAAGAGAAAACACTATATCTCTTAGTGGCATAGTAATTTTTTTTTCATCAAGATAATCTGAGATTGCTAGCATATGAATTGGTCTAGTACGACATAAGTTGTTTAGATTAAGTTTCATCTGAATGGGTGAAGTGTATTTGTTACACAATTAAGTATATTTAAGGAGTCATTTTCATCGAGATTATTGTTAGATAGAGAACGAATAATACTAGCGGTTACTTTCTCGTATCCTAGTGTTATGATATAGTTATTCGAAAGCTCCATATCATTTACTATGAATTCAATATCATTTTGAGATGGTTTATATTCAAAATAATAGATCATAGATGGTCCAATGTGAGAACCTTCTCTTCTCAATGACTAGAATTGAAAACATTTTGTATCTTATCAATAACTTTAACTAAAAAATAAACATTCTTTAATAGAATATAGTGTTCGGAAGGAAACGATAATACTAACAAATATAAGTTGTTATAAACTGTTTCAAGTTAGATATTCATCTTTCCATCGTCTTATACGAACTATTTCTTCTTCTTTTATGAGTTTTAAGTTATTAATTATATAGTAGATCTCACATTCTATAAGGGTTTTTTTTTATATCAACACTACTTATATCCGGAACTCTTGTTGAACGAGTGATTATGATACATTTTAAATTGAGTTGCATAATCTTGTTAAACCTTGTATTTTTTAAATTTTTTAATGATATTAGTAGTGAATGTACACATCCGCATTTGATTAAAATAATTTTAAATCATATAATTACTTTACTAATATTCGAGAACTCAAACACATAGCTTACATTCATACCCCCTCTATTTTTATCACTTCTATATTCAATCGAAAATAAGTAGAATAAGATGATAATAACCACCATAGTTCCGGAGATATCAGTTCAACGAAAATTTGTTTAAATTTATGTTGAAGGCAGAAGACTTTTTCAAGATTAATATTCATATAAACTCCATTGAAGCAGTCTAGTCTCTATTCGGTTAGTTTTTGTATAATGGTATACTAAACTAATCTCTTCATCTATCTTCACTGCAGCATTTAACATAAATTCACTATATTCACCATCTTTATGTAATCTTATAAAGTCGTGACGTCTCTTAGTATTTTCTTCATCGTTATATGATAAAATATTAACAATATTAAAATGACTGCTAGCTTTTTGAAGATTAATTTTCATAATAAATCTTAACAGCTTCTGATATTAAACCGAAATCACGATTATTTAATTTATCAACACCTATCCACATAGAGGTACCATAGTAACCCAAAGAACCAGAGTAAGAGATCAGACGTGATGGTCTACATACACCGTAAATTATATTAGCTATGTGAATTAAATTATATAAATCAATTTTCATAATAAATCTTAACAGCTTCTGATATTAAATCGAAATCGCGATCTCCATTTCATACTACTTATATGTTTTGAAGCATGTGCAAGTTTAGCTATTGTCTCGAAATATAATGTTTTTTACTATTTACATGTAACCGTGTAAGATTAATTTTAGCTTATAATACATATCTGCTGTATTACCATTTACCTCTAAAAACTGAGCCCATGTAATAGTTTTTAGAGGTAACAACAAAGCATCATACAGTCGGTCCCCGAAGATATTTTTATTTGTTCTTAAGCCATCTCTATGCTTCAAATTCAATCTCATATTTTCTCCCACCCCAGCACTTGATAGTGAGCGTCAAAAACTTGGTTTATAAAAAGTGGTGTTAAAAGCCATGCAATACCACCGGTAAGAAAACATGCTATAACATGCATAAATGCTTGTGTCCTCAGTCCTTTGAGGTATAAGTAGCACGACCCGAATAGTAGTGACCATAAAATTGGGTTTTTAATCTCTACCACTTCTCCTGTTGTTTCATTTTTATATTTCATTTTTTTATATGTTTATTGTTAATAGAGGATCAAAAGAACTACCTTCAAAAAAATAACCAGCGGGATTACATATCACTTCACAGTCACTTATCTTGTAACGGCAACAATCATGGTGATGACCATGAATCCAATAATTAGCATTTTGAACCATATATTCTAATTCTGAACAATATAATCCATTATAATTGTCACCTTTATACTTAACATCAACACTCTGATAAGATGGAGAGTGATGAGTTACAATTATCACCTTATAATCTAGCATTCTATAATAATTACATTTACTACTCAAAATTTGTTTCTGTTCATTATGTAAAGATAAAATTTTTTCCGGAAGAATTCTACAATCTTTATCGTCAAAAATATAATCATAATCAGAATACTCAAATTGAGCTTGAACCATAAGAAGAGGATTCTTCTTATCAAAATCCGTCCAGAGAGTTTCTCCTATGATAGCAAGTTTTTTACTAGGAAGGATGAGCTCATGTGAGTATAGATTCAAATACTCATCTACAGGAACAATTTGATCAAGTGTTCCGCTATAATATTCATGATTGCCTGTCACCCAGAATACGAATTTAAATCTTACACATAGCGATTCAATGAATGATATATTACTATCAAGTCTGGACAATTCACACAAATCACCAGCTATGATAAGAATAGTATCTTTTTCATCTTTTAAAACAGGAAGCTCGAAATCTTTTCCATATTCCTGTTGATAATGGTCATTATGAATATCACTTAGAATTCTGATTTTCATTTTTATTTGATTTAGTGATTTTGTGATAATGATATATAATATACAATAAAATATATACAAAATATACAGCAATAACTATTAATACAAATGTTTTTATGAAAAAAAATAAAATAGGTATTATAATAACTAGTGCTAGTATAACTGTATAAGCTACTATTACTAATAAGAACGCTGTTAAAAATGTTTCAAGCATTTTACCTTGATTTTTTTTGTCTATCTCGTAATCTCTTATTTTCTTTTTCTATCAACACAAGTTTATGATCTTGCATCTCATTCCACCACACTTCTCGCTTGACACTACTATCAGTATCTGCAATAGTCTCAACCCTCTCTATACATGTGAGAAGATTTCTAGCAGATTCTGTACGATTCTGAATCGCTGGCTTTATTAAAATCATATACTTTTTTTCAGCGGAAGCCTTTTCCTGAAAATGCTCTGGTATTAAACTCTCTATCATAATGCACCTTTTTTAATTTAGTTAAATAATTAACTCATATACCTAGGGCTATGATTTCGTCGTCTGTTAAGATTTTAAATACGTCTTTAATATCAGACAACTTATTCAATGCTGATATTTTTAATTCTTGCTTTAATATATCATAGGTAATTTCTTTTTCATCAATGTTAAGTTGTTCTTCTAAAAGAAACATTTCAACGTCATCGTATATGCATGAAAATTTAACGCTGAATGTATGAGTTTTCAATTCTTTTGATACAATGCATTCGGTATTATTGCTATTGAATTGAATGTCATAACCTAGAATAACAGCTTTTTTAATATTTTTCCTCAAAGTGTCAATATAACTCATAATAACTAGATTAAAATTTTTAGTTAGCTCTTAAATCTTCTATTGTGAGGAATTGCTCTGCTATCTTGAGTTCTTCAACCACTTTTTGCATTACGATGCCTTTAGTAAAAAACGTACATGCAAGCGTTAGTTCCCATCCACTCATTTCTTCATTCGTCAATTTTTCCGTTTTTTCAACCCACTTGATGAACATATTATAATAATGTTCGTTTATTTTTTTCAGTTCATCTAATTCCTTTGAAATAGTGTTATTCTTTTTCATGATTCGTCTCCAATTTTTATAAATAACCGGCATTCTTAACATTTTGTTCCTTAGTATTCGGGTATAACCCCTTGTAAATAACTCCATTGCATTATGAAGCAATAGAAATCTTCCCTCGACCTGGGCATCACCTTAAGCTATTAGAACTGGGAATGCATTCTAACGCGCTTAGGCTTCTTGTTAGAAACCAATGGATACCGGCTGCTTATTCTGTTTTCATAATTACTTTTGGAATAAGCGATCTTATCAACCACTAAATCATCTCAATAACAAGATGATGACCTAATCAAACTTTTGGAATGACCAAGCCCTTAAGTCTTTAGCTTAAGGGTGATTGACTATATCATATTCTAATTACTATTAAATATAATAAATTTTGTTAAGAGGTCATACTTTTAAATATTGTATTTGATCAATTGTATAGAGTAAGAGCTCAAAATTATTATGATCACGAGCAACCCAATC